TGATTGCACTGCTGAGCGCACAACTATAATTTTCTCAAACGTATTACTTTTATCCAATACTTCTTCAATAGCTTTATATAATGCTGAAAATGTTTTACCTGTTCCAGCAACACCATGTAATGCTATAAAGTAATCTCCTTGTTTGTATGCTTGAAAAAATTTATTCTGGTTATCAGTTAGTGGTTGAAATGTTTTCATATCATCTAATCTTAACTTCAAACGATTAGTTGGTTTTGAAAAGTCCAACGATTCTTCACTACTATAGACCTGTTTTAGTGCCGCTTTACGTGCCATAAATGCTCCTTATATACAACAGCAAGTTAGCATTATATAATTAGTGCCCAAATTTTCCGATATGTTTATTGACTAAGTTTTGTGTTTTGATTTCTTTCATAGACTTGCGACCATGTGCATTTGCAACAGCAGATGTTTTATGGTTTTCGGCAACTTTGGATAGAACTTCTTTAAAACCGTCTGGTATTTTACCAGTAATTGATACGCCAGAAACCGTTGATGTGGCTCCTAGCATTTGTTGAATTTTTGGGTTATCTTTGAGGTATTGCTCACGTGCGGAAATGCTCATGAACTCCTCAAATTCTTCGCCTGTTTCAGTGTTTACGAAATCGTAGGTTGGCATAATTTTATTTAGTAATATACCATTCTGGAACATCACGTTTTTTCCAGTTGGCTAAATGTGTCTTATTCTGTATATAGTAATTTCTGTATGATAGAATTGAATCATTTAATACCTTCACATCATCAGGCATAGCAGGCGTTGGTTCAGTAAAAGGTTTCCATGGAATATTGTTAGGTATTTTAGCCAAATGCATTTCCAACTTAGAACATGCATGAACTTTATCATAACGATAAGTGTATTCATCCATCAATGCTTGAAACAAAGCAAACAACCAATCATAATTTTTATCTGATTGCCTTACCCATACAGCGCTCGGATGGTTAGCGTGAGTAGCAGAGTACAAAACGGTATCACGGTCATCGGCAAGAACATATATAGTTTTCTTCCGACCAGATTGACTGACGCCAGTAGAAAGAACACCGTCAAGAATACGGTGAGCAGTAGATAGAAGTTGAGCATATTCAAGTATCATTTTAACACAATGCCGATCCACATGCATTTCTGCACATTTTCGCACATCATGGTGTAAGTAAAAAATATTCATTCTAGAAGCAAAGTAATTTGCAATTAGTGTGACCAGAAGATACTGCTTGTTTTTGTTGTATCTGCATTTGTGTTAGTTCTTTCAAATGCTGATACTTCAATTCCTGTTCACGTTTTTCCATCTCACGTTCAAGTTTTGCAATTTGTTCAAGTTGAACTTTAATCAAATCTGGATTAGTCAGACCTTGTGGATTAGCCACAGGATCTTTTAGTGTAGCAGTTGAACATGCCGTAAGCATACTCAATAATAATAAAGGGATAATCGTTTTCATTTCTGATCCTCATCAGGTGTAAACTTATTCATAATATAAACAAAACCAATAAACTCAACAGCACCTCTTGCACCAACCATGGCAAGAAATGCCATAACAATCACTACCATGTAAAACTTTTGTCGTTCAGTAAATAATGCACTGTAAAAATTTGCAGAGTCAATTGCTTTAAGTGAACGATCTTCAATCTCTGACCACTTCTTTGAAACCCAATTTGTAAATTTTGACATGATCACCTTAGAAAGAAAATGGGGGCACGTGTCTGTCTCACGACAGTCATTGTTGTTTAATGAAATATAGGCGTAGAATGGCCATCACCCCCGAAACTTTTATCATTCAGTGATTTCAACGACCTCGTCAATCACAGGTGCAACAATTTCAACTGGTGCAGCAACTTTAGTTGGCTTTACAGCTTTGGCAGGTTTTGCTTTCAAACCACTGAGTGATTTCACAGATGCTGCAGCAAGTTTTGCCGTTGAAGGTTTTAGTGTTGTTTGACCTGGTACAAAATTACCTGCGCCAGCATCAATTAGAAACTGTTTGATTGCATCCGGATTAGTCAACTGATAACCAGAGACAATACGACCATCTTTGATAACTTTCACAACACCTTTCGTGTTGGTCTTGATATGCCAAATGTATGTTGACAATCGGTAAGTGTAAATATCATTACCGAGTTTTGATTCGATTTCATCTTTAGTAACAACTTCGCCTGTTTGTAACAGTGTCAAAAGTTTAACAAAAGGAGGCAGATTGCCTGATTTAGTACGTGCCATAATATAAACTCCTAATTAACAATAGAAATAATAGTGTAACATGAAGGTTGCCATTTGTCAAGCCCTCTCATAACACCTCATTTTTCCGACCGAAACTTGCAGGATTCATGCCTTCGGTAACATAGGTATAGTTACCTTTATGCAATGGAGCCGTGCAGGACGCTACATCAGCCACAATCTCACGGTCAGATTTACTGAGTTTGTGGTAATCTTTCATGATGCCAGTCTTTGTCAGAGCGCCCTTAACCGTGTCAGGTAAAGATTCTGCTCGTACAATGTCACGTGGTACACGATACGTGAACAAGGCCTTTTTCTGAACCTTGACCTTGGTAGGAAGGAACTTGGCACCAGAAGGTAACGGTATTGAATTGATAGACCGTTCAAAATCTTGTCGGTCTTGCAATTGTTTTTTTGTTACTTTCTTTTTCTTTGATTTGTGGTATGTGTGAATCATCATAATATAATCATTCTATCAGGTAGTGATACCTTTGTCAAGAGGCAAGTTTATCTTTTACCTTTGTAATATGCTTGCATTTACTGTAATATTTGAAACCGATGCAAGAACAGGAATAGTGTTCTCCTGACAATGTTACCAAATATTCATCATTCTTAGAACCCTTGACCTTGAACTTGCGGATGGTTGTTGTTGAACCGTTAAGTATTTTCAAATCAACAACATTTGCAAGATTGATAACTGACACAGGAAAGGTCTTGTTGTCAGTTTGTAAACAGAATTCGTCAGCAGATAACCAACGGTATGGATTGACCACGACACCATCAAACTTGACGGAACCAGTGTAATATTGACAATTTATGGAAATTGTTGAACCGACAATAGGCAAAGTTTTCATAGTATTACCATTATACTAAAAACCCTGCCTATTGTCAAGTGGTGTTGTTTTTTTACAACACTATTAATTGTACAGTTTGACTATGATAACTCCTGAACCTCCTCCTGTAAGAGTAGTTCTGGCAACACCACCTCCACCACCGCCAGTGTTTAGACTTCCAGAAATACCAGTAGACGGAGCTCTTCCACCACCATTACCACCACCACCTGCACCACCAACACCAACAGCAAAAAATCCATTTTGATATGCTCCAGTAACAGGAAATGGAGAAAGTGAGTACATACCACCACCACCGCCGCCAGCATAGAAAACAGTATTGCCGCTTATTGCTGAAGATACTCCATCTCCACCATTTCCACCATATCCTGATGAAACGTCAAGAAAGTTAAAAGAATATCCGTTGCCACCAGCAGCGCCTGCTCCACCACCTCCACCGCCACTAGAAATTCCTGCTCCAGGAGAAAACGGATCACTCCAAGCATTAGCACCGTAACCACCTCCGTTACCTTGATTGAACGGTGTTGTGGATTGCGATGCAGGATCATAGTTACCTAATCCACCTATCTCACCATTCCATGCGCCTGCTGCCGGCGAAGGAGCGGCGACCGGACTAGCACCACCGCCGCCACCGCCACCACCAGAACCACCAGACTGACCGAAGTATCCATTACGATTTGTCGGACTAGTTTGTCCAGCGCCACCCGCACCTCCTCCAGATGACCATATAGAAAAACCGTTTCCTGGAGATGAATTCCAAATTCCACTATTACTTCCGTTACCACCGCCGCCGCCACCAGCACCGACAGAAAAAGTAAATTCTTGACCTGTTGATACAGTAAGTCCTGTGCCTATTCTAAATCCACCTGCACCACCGCCACCAGTACCAGAATTAAATGGACTTCCTGGTCCACTTGCAGACTGACCACCACTGCCACCACCACCAGCAACAACAAGATAATCCATCTTAGTTATACCTGATGGTATGACAATTGTATTTGCACTATTAAATGTACTTAATTGTACACCTTCAAGTGGACGGAATATCTTTACAATCACAAGACCTGAACCACCGGTGCCGCCAGCCGATAGTATAGTAGGAGAAACTTGTCCGCCACCGCCACCACCACCGCCAGTATTGATCGTACCAATTTGAAGTGGAGTAAATGTGCTATCTGTAATACCAATTCCTCCACCATAAGAATTTGGTGTTGTACTTCCTCTACCGCCAGCAACAGGAGAGTAACCTCCTCCACCACCGCCACCTGCCAAGTTTAAACCAAAACCTGCCATCGTAGTTGTAATTCCAATACCACCATCACCTCCCACTCCAGGTGCAGGAACGTTTCCATTTTGACCTGCACCACCAGCACCGCCGCCACCACCTGCACTCAATAATCCATATGGTGATGCAGCTGATATACCAAGACCACCAGAATAACCTTGAACTCCAGGATTTACAGGACTGACTCCTAATGCAGGAGAAGTGTATGGTGCCACACCAGCATCCTCACCTTGAGTCAATGCTAGTCCTGCATTTCCTGCAAAACCTGGATTTGCTGGATTTGCTATTGATAGTGATCCGCTTCCTCCACCAGAACCTCCTGATCTTCCAGCCGATGCTGCAACTGAAGGACCAGTGGCACCTCCTCCTCCACCACCATATCCTAATATTGTACCCAAACTTTGTCCACTTACTGGTAAATCAAACAAATATGGTCCAGGACTTGCTGGACCAAAAGAAACGGAACTTGTACCACCATTCGCACCTGCGGTTGTTGGAGAAGATGATCCAGCACCACCCGCACCAACAATAACAGTGCCTGTTAGTGATGGATTATATCCTGTAGGAAATGAAGAAAAAGAAGCATACGGAGTATATGCTATACCACCAGCACCCCCACCACCTGCACGACCTCCACCACCGCCACCACCACCACCGACAACTAACCATGATATACCAGCAACAAGTGAATCTACAGTAAATGAACCTGAGTTTGCAAAAAACAATGTTGTATTACTTGGTCGTTGATATCTTAGTATGACAATGCCAGAACCCCCATTGGTATAACTTGCGCTGCCGCCTCCGCCACCTCCAGTGTTTGGAGTTCCAGAGAGAGCAGCAGACGCAGGCGCTGGTGATTGTGAAACACCAGCACCACCACCACCTAAACCACCAGAACCACCTGCACCAGCCCGTGTATGACCGCCGCCACCGCCAGCATAATATGTTGGTGTGCTAGTTATTGATGATGCTAATCCATCACCACCATTTCCACCATAAATTATTCCTGGTGTAGGTTGAGGTGCAGGTGCAATTGAATATGCACTACCGCCTGCTGTACCTGCACCACCTCCACCACCAGCACCACCACCATAAGATGCACCAAAAAAGGTTCCAGCACCACCATCATTACCTTGACCCGGAGTTCCCAAACCTCCTAAAAAAGCACCGGCAGTCCCTTGCGTTCCTCCTCCTCCACCAGATCCACCAGATTTTCCATTGGACCCACCAGCAGGAGCATTTGTACCTCCTCCTCCACCGCCTAATGCAGTATATGCGCCAAAAGTTGTACTAGTACCATTAGCAGCAAGCGCACCACCTGCACCGACAGTGACCGTATACGGTGTGCCTGGAGTTAATGCGGTACCCGTTCCAGATAAAAAACCTCCTGCACCGCCGCCACCGTAAGCGCCACTACCACCACCGCCCACAACAAGATAGTCTGCGGAAGTAACTCCATCAGGTACTGTCCAGTCTCTAGTATATTTAAAAGTTTCTACTACATTAAATATAGTGAGTGGTGTTTGTCCTAACAGTCTTTTTCTAAATCCATATGATGCAAGTGAGCCTGCACCTATTGATGCTAAAATTGGCATAGTTTATCCGATTCCAAATATAGTGTTACTGGCAACCACAGTGTATTGGTTTGCCGCAGTTTTGAATACTGAGTAATTGAAAAGTTGCACTTCTGGATATGATCCAGTCAAAGACGCATAAGCGGGTTGAGTGTTTCCTGCATAGATTATATTGTTACCTGTAAATGAACCAGCTTGATTAGTCAGCACTGTGTAACCAGAAAGCAAAGTGCCATCAATAAAAAGATTAGCCGTATGACGATTAAGTCCATGTTTAACTAATATTGCTACAGAAATACTCTGTCCCGTTTGAATAACTGAGTCAAATGTATTTCTTGTATTTGCACGAAGATTGAATGAGAGATTTGCCGTAGAGTTTGCACCAAAAACATAAACAGTGCTGTTTGCAACATCAATATTAATCGTTCCGCTTGGACCAGAACTGGATGTGTTTACATTAGCAGTCTCATTTACTCGGATAGTTGAAAATGCTAGATTTGATGCCAACACATTTGATGTGATGGCACCAAGACCAATATTGTTACCAGAAACGGCACCAAGACCAATATTGTTACCAGAAACAGACTTGATTCCTAAGGTATTACCACTAACCGAAGTTATATCTAGTTTGGCGCCATTAACGGACGCATTTGCTAAGTCATCCGCAATAATTGTACTATTTTGGATAGAATCTGTAGTTATTTTTGTTAATGGCATAATTGATCTCCTATTTCGTTATTTATACAAACAGGAGATCAATTAAACCACTATCCTTTGAGGAGTTGTTGTGTAGATTCGTTCTGTTGACTTTCATCGAAGTCCTGTACGGATAGTTTGACGAGTTCTTTTCGGAGATTTTCTAACTCAATTTTGTCATATTCGGATGCGGCCATCTTTGCTTCTAAAACCGCAATCCGTTTAAGTAATAGGTCTTTAAACATGGTCTTTTTCCTGTTTCAAAAGTCGATATAGACTCTTGTCATGATGTTTTTGTTTACCATTATGTAAATATTCATTCGCTTCACGATTTTTGCGAAACTTGGTTTTTTCAGGTTTTTGAAACTTCTTGCCACCAGACAACATATTTATTACTCTCCTAGAAAACGATATCTGCAAATCCAAGTTTTGTCAACTGCTCCGCAGACATCCAAACATCACTCGGTTTTAATAGTTTGGTTGTTACTTCTAATTCACTCAAATTGCCAGTTCGTGTCAACTCTGCCACCATTCGTTGATTGATAGTATCAATTTCTTCAACATATGCTTTCATGTCATGATATTTACCAATATAATCGGAAGAATATTGATGAATCATAATGCTAGTGTTTCTGGCGATTGCTCGTCTACCTAATGTACCAGCAGCAAATATCATAAATGCCGAACTCATTAAATTACCCATGCCGACAGTAGCGATAGGTACAGGAGAAGTACGCATTACATCTAACAAGGCAAATGCATCGTTTAGACTACCGCCTTCTGAATTGATATACAATTTCATAGGATGTTCTGGTGATGGATTTTGTGATCCCATCATTATCCAACGAATTGTTTTTTCTACACTTTCACCGGTTACTTCACCAGTAAGAAAGTGATTGTGGTCATCAAATGTTATTTCGTCTTTGTTTTTCATGCCAATCATATGCTGTTCTCAATATAGATTTTAAGTTGTGTTTAGGTTTGAATTTAAGGTATTTTTTGGCAAGGTCGGTGATAGCAACAAGGCGTGGTGGATCACCTTCACGTTTTTGACCAAATGTATAATTAATAGGTATTTTGAGTTCTTCAATTGCTGCCTGAATTACTTCTAATACTGAATGTCCTTTGCCAGTTCCTAGATTGAATAAAGTTGGTTGATTTGCCATTCGTGTCTGCATATATTCGTCAGCAGAAACATGAGCATCAGCAACATCAGATACATGTACATAATCCCGAATGCAAGTACCGTCTGGTGTTCTGTAATCTGAACCATTGATAACGAAGTTATTTAGATTTTCAAACATTACTGGAATCAGATGAGTTTCTGGATTATGCATTTCACCCATTTCACCCTCTGGATCAGCACCAGCAAGATTGAAGAACCTAAAGATGATATGATTCATTGTTGAATTACGAATTGCACATTCCGCAGCATACTTACTATTAGCATACGGATTGTTATCATCTATTGGATCTTTTTCTGAGAGTGTCGTCCCAGTAGAACGATAAAGACCGGCAGTAGAAGAATAAACAATATTCCTAACATTGTATTCTTTCATTAGTTGTAGAAGATTTGTTGTACCACCCACATTAACATCCCAGAACAATTCTGGATGTTCTACAGATTCTCCAACTTCAATTCGACCCGCTAGATGAAATACTACATCAATCGTTTCACTTTTAAATGGTCGTTCTAAAATCAAATCACGAATATCACCAAGTATTGCATGATCCCAATAGATCATGTTGCGTGGAGATTTTATATCAAAGCAAATTGTTTTATAACCTGCTTTCTTTAATGCTTTTGCTAAATGACTACCAAGATAACCTGCACCACCTGTCACCAATGCTGTTCTCATGCATCTCTTTCCGATAGAATAGGATTTTTAATAGGCCAAAAGAAATTATGCATCGGATCATTCCACTTGATTGTAAACTGTGAATCACGGTCATAGTATTCACTTAACTTGTAACTGAACACTGCTTCATCTGACATAACCAAATAACCATTACCAAACTTTGGTGGTATCAACAATTGATACTTATTACGGTCAGATAATGTAGTAGTGAACCACTGATTGTATTGTTTCGAATCAGGATCACGATTGATAATAACCATATGAATCGTACCATACAAACACGATACCAATTTGCTGGTTTTGTTATCTCCGTGAATACCACGAAGGGTATGTTTACGTGATGTAAAAATGCTGTCCACTACAAAATTGTTGAATATAATCTCATCACGAAATTTTGTTTCATTATATGTTTCAAAGTTTGTGCCATGATAATCTTCATATACAACAGGTTGAACTAATCTTACACCTTCAAGTGCTGTATCAAGAATTCTCATATTATGCTCCTACAATTGTTATGCCAGGACCAACAATATATTCTGTTCCACCTTTTTGTTTCCAAGGAAAACCATTCGGATACTGTTTCTCATTCTCCGCATTACCTTTATCAAAAAATTCCTTGTTGACTGAATTCTCATTACCATCTAATCGATAGTTCAATGAATATTCTTTAGAACATGCAAAGTTTGGAAAGTATTGTTTCAATGCACCAAAGAATTGGCGATCTGCACCCCATTGACCATACCATGTTTGACCTACACGAATAGCAACATCACGCTTCACCATAAATGATGATGTGTCTATGTGATACTGATCATTTTTAAAGTATACTGGCCATTTACCTAGCGATTCACAATTATCTTCACAAACAAATTCGCCGTCTTTGTCAACAATCTTTCTTAGTGAATATGACCAATCAGCACCGCCTTTGATTTTCTCAACCAGTGTCTCAACATGATTAGGTTCAAGCCAGTTGTCCTCATCAAGATAACAAATAACATCAGCATTGACAAGAAAACCACATGCTGCATATACACGATGACCATACCATCCTTTGCCAACGTTCTCTTCAAGATGAACGGTTCTAATTCTAGATGCGCCTACAATTTCTTTATCAACAGTGTCGAAATATTGTTCACCATCAACATAAATGTAATGTACTAAATCTTCATAAGTTTGATTGTCAACCGATTCAATGCACTTCTTTAGTGTGCTTGATGCGATTGTTGGAGTCACTACTGCTACTTTCATGTTTCACCTTTTTCTTAAAAATTGCATCCCAGTTATCATCAAATTTTTTCATTGGCACTTCTATTGGTCTTGGTTTCGATCCTTTACTCATATGTTTATACCAGGAAACGCTTCTTTGACTAAAGTCGCAGTTAGACCTTTTACTTTAAATTTATTACGAATTAAATCAGCAAGAATAGCCGCTTCATCTTTGTGAAGTGCTTCTAAAATAACTTGAAGTTGTGGTGTTGTTTTTTCGGCCGTAAATTCTTTTGGACGATTAGGATGATTTTTCATGAACCGATACATTTTAGGCATTTCTGTATCTAGATATGCATAATTTAAACCGGCAGGTTCTACTGCCGGTCGGTACTTGTATGGTAATTGAATATCCCATTCAACATTAGGATTCAATGCTAGTTCCAAGAAGAATCGAAATCTTGGATCATCATTTCTACGGAGAACATTTAATTTCTCCTCTTTTGTTGGTGCATTTGTAAATTGTTCCAATATTTCGGAATATAATAGTTCAGAACTCATCAATAATTTCCAATAGATTTTTTAAGCGGTTAGCAATCATATAGTTCATAAAAATCTGCCTTGTTTTAACAGTGGTGCTTTCATATGTATCTATGATAGTTTTCTGCAATAATTCAGGTATTTGTGTTAGGTCAATTAGTAATTCATTTCGTTTGTAATTGCGTAGCATATCTTCATTGCAGAATTCTTTTGGTTCTTGATTTAGCCAAACAATGATCTTTGCTTCTGTAATAGGTTTCTGACGACCACCATCAACGAATACACCATCAGGTGACATAATATTTGGAATACCATCGCCTTTGTCACCACGAATGATCATCTGTTTCAACTGTACATGTGGCAGAGGTTCTTTGATAAACTTTTTCAGTATTGGTGAGAATTGTTCAACATTAGGAAACTTTTGTAATTGTGCAAAGTCTTTATCTGACGAAAGTATCATCACTTTACCGTGAGCTGCATATTTCATCGTCAATACTGCAATTATATCATCTGCCTCTGCGGTGTCAATATCAATCACTTTATAAGGTGAATATAG